GCTACCCGACGCTATCACAAATGCCAAAAAATGTAAAAAAAAAAATGCCCGTGATACTTGGCATGCGTGCCAAGTCAAGTTGCATATGATATTGTTTCGCATATTAATGTGATGTATTACATAGCATGTAACATTGTGCCATGTAGTATGCAATACTATGTTAAATATTTTAATTTTGGTATTGACTTTTATTTGATATTATGTTATTATAATATTGTAGGTTGTGACCTACTGCACATTCTTCCCATTTTCTAACCTCCTTTTTAAACAAGCACGCTTAAAGCGTGCTTGTTTCTTTTTGATATAGCGATTTTATTAATTCGCTATAAGTAGGATCTATATTTATCTGAAAGTCTATCGGCTCAAGATGTACGCCCGAAGTAGAATATACATGCACCGTTTTTCCTGTGTAGTCGTTAATATCTCCATCAAACGGTTCGTCAATATATGTATGACAGAGTTTTAAACTGTCGTTAGATTCTATATGTACCCCGTCGGAAAACTCGTCTAAATTTTTTATTTTAGCTTGTAGAGGTTTATGGTTAATTCCGGCTACGGTAAAATCAAGCACATTATTTTTTATATATCCGTAACATTTCGCGCGTAAAAATTTAAATTTTTCATAATCTCCTTCATACTCCAGCAGTCCAATTGTTTTTTTAACTCCCTTAGGAGTTAAAGGAGAAAAAACCTCTGGATTAATACTGAGTACGTCAGACGTTTTTTTTATACGTTCTATCCATTTATTGTTAAATTCATTAATAATAGTTTGCACTCTTTCGGTTTTTTTTGCTTTTATACTGTCGGTATCGCTATATATATAATCTGCTCCGATTTTATGTATAATTGTTAATATTATCTCTCTGGTGTATGCTGTTACCCATACCCCCCAAGCATAACTTAAAAATCTTGTTTTTGAATTATTATATATATCAATTTGTTTAGATATATCCGGGCTTTCTTGTTTCCAGTTACCGTCAAAAAGTATCTCAGGGCGACATATGTCCGTCACGCTCATGCCGTAACAACTGTTTAAATTTTCCTTTGCGAGCATGTATCTATCTTTTTCAGATTCAACGCCTTTATATACGGTTTTATCATTATAAAATTTTAACACGCACTCTCGGAAAGATTCCGGCAAAAAATTTTTTCGATATTTATAACCGTCGTATATTATTAATTTTTCAAAATCATAATACATTTTAATGAGTTTTAGATCTATATCGGTTACATATATTTCGATATAGTCTGCGCTTATAATTCGTCCGTTGTCAACAACGGGGTTATCGCATTTAATGCACTTGTGTTTTGATATAATATGTTCATAGAAAAAACTTGTAATTATATTATAAAAGCCGACCTTTACCACATAACAAAAATCTTGCGTATTCGGTAAATTTGATGTAAAATAAACTCCTTTACTCATCGGAAATTGACGTAAAAGCATTTGAGCGGGATATGCGGAGCATAAGTCATAACTTGAAACATTATTTATAATTTTTCCTTGTTTGCTCCAGCTTCCATGTGTAAAACCTCCGGCAAACGCATTTTTTAAATATTTATATTCTTCGGCTTCAAGGGTCAAACTGTCTATAATTCCCTTATACCTAAAATATTTGGCTCTATCCTTTTTAGCTAAACAATAATCTTTGCAGTATTTTCGCACCTTGGAGGTTTTCGTTAAAGGTATATCGGAAACATGTTTATAAGTTTGTAATTCATACCGGATATATGCTTGTACACATATGACATCAAATAATAAATAGTTTATTTCTTTGTCACTTAAAGGAGTTTTATAATGTCTGATTAAGCTATAATCAAGATCGCCCATTTTTTTCTGATATTCCGGAGGACAATATAACTCGCACGTTTTGGCAAGACTACAGCCCGACAATATAAAACTACATCTAAACTGAATATTTTTCGTAGTGCAATAGCAAACGCAGCGTTCCTCCAAGGCGAAAACTTTGTCCCACTCGAAAAGATGACATATAAAATTAAATTCAAAACTTAAATTGTGTACCCAGATAATTAAATTATGGGGGAGCTGTTTTAATAGATTAATTACACTTATAAACTGATCCCCAGTTCGTCCTACAATTTTAATATTGTCAATACATAGCCCCCATACATACATAAAAGCACATTTTTCATTATTGTGGTATGTAGAGGTCGACTCAATGTCAAAACTGCATATAATATCATAATATCGAGTTTTATATTTCCGCGAATAATATGGCGCTTGTTGCGTGATATATGATAAAATATAAGTTTGCTCATCACTCGTCAAGCTCCCGGCGTTCTTGTTCAAGTCTATATATCGCATATAATGCACTCTTTCTATCCCATTCTTGCCGTCCGGGCTCTGTTATATTATACTTTTCTAAAATTCGGTCTCTTTCTTCCCGAGACAGTGAGTCCCAGCTTCCCGGCTCTGCTTCATTCACAATTATATTTTTACGGTGCTTGTATACCACTTCCGGGGCTATATCCTTTATAGATCCGATTATATTATGGAATCGCTTCCAATCTATATTTACCACGTCGCCCTTTATTCCGAAATCTTTTCGTAACTGCTCGTTTGATTTTTTCGCGCCTCTGATTGTCGAGGTTTTAGAGGTTAAAAAAATCTTACTCCGTTTATATTCCGCGCGTAGCTGATTAAGATTAAGGGTTCTAACCTTTTTAGGCTCTTTGTAAACATCAAAGGCGTATGAATAAGTCTCAGATTTTTTCAATCGTGAGATTCTCTGTCGCGCCTTTCTATTAAGCTGTGCAACGTAATGCCTGAGGCTTTTTTCGTCCATTTTAAAAACCTCGTCGGGATCTATATTAATAAGATCTTTTAAAGTCATAAGGCACAAACTCCCTCTTTGTTCTGTCGTACATAATACGATCTATAATGGGGCGATTTTCCCAATAAGCGCGCGCTCCCCTTTCGCTGGAAAATATATACTCTGCACTATAAACCGATCCACGATATAAAATTGACGTCATCTTATCTGTTTTAGGATCACAACAATATCGCGCGTTATCGGTCTCTATTTCCTGCACTCCGTGCCATTGTGGATCTCCAAACGGGTATTTGGTATGAAAAACTGGTATGTAAATTTTCATTTCTTTATCCTCTCTTCGTACTCTTCTAAACCGATATAGGAATTAAGCAACACGGAGATCGCCTTAAGGGTTAAAATACGATCATAGCTATGACGTTCTGCGTAGTCCGTGCATTCCTTGTTAATGTATTCGATTAACTCGTTAAATTCAAGCATATAAGTACCTCCTTAAAAGGAAAGGCGCTTAAAGCGCCTCTCCTGATTCGGGATCTACAAAATCGAAATCGTAATATTCGCGTCCGTTTTTACCGGTCGTTTTCTTTAATGTAATAATCATAGGCTCATCAGCAAGCATTTTATTTACTGTCGAGGGGTCAAACTGTTCGAAAAACTTTGTCAATACTGAGAAAGTATAACACAATTTTCTTTCACCGTTTAACTCTGCTTCGAATATATCCCCTGCCGGAGCTGATAAAATTCGGATCGGCTCGCCTAAAATTTTACTTTTTGTGATAAATTCTCCGCTCTTCTTGTACTCGTTCCATTTCAACATAGTTTTTTCCTTCTTTCATTAATTTTGAATCATGATATAATCTTTATTACAAATATCAGTCGTGCACACAATAAGGATTAAGGGGACAACTCCTTTCTATTATGGATTTTTTGATTCTTTGATAAAATCGACTGATATTGTAAACGTGTTAAGTGAAATCGGCGTATCCGCTGGTTTATGACTCTGCAAGTCGTCCAGCGCGTTCTGAATTGCTATAGTAAAATTCGAGACGTTATCCGAGGTGTAAGGCGTTACTGTGGTAACGCCTTTATATATCCAGTTATCAGCCCCGAAAATATATGTGAACTGTGCTGTATTAGCCATTATATATCTCTCCTTAGTTCAATATCAAAAAGTGTTTTATTAAATCGACTATTTCATTATAAGCGCCTTTCCTGTATTTTCAAAAATGTACTTTGCAATTTCGCTTTCGGAATACCTATCAAAAAAGTCAAGTGTCTGTTCAATAGGTTTATGCGGAAATAAGATTTCTAACCATTCTTTCATTGTGTGAACATCACCAACCATATTTGCCGTATAACTTCCCTTGTAATTCGCACCTCTGCAAAGCCATAATTTTGTTTTAGCCATACAATGCACCTCTCAATCCCCGTCTTGCCATTAGGTCAGCACTTCTTTTATTCTACTATGTAAAGTTCGTACTTGCTTTCTTTGTTCCAATCTCCGTTGTTATGCTCAATTACTGTTACCCAATAATCTCTATCGTGGAAAAATTCAGGAACTCTGCAATCTTTCAAAACCTTTGCGGTTTGGATTGAATAATACCAACCATCAAGCATTTCTTTCTGTGTCTTTGCTAATTCGTGAACTGCACTTGCTTCTTCATAAGTCTTTGCGATATACACTATCCAAGAACTTGAATTGTTTGTCTTTACCTCAAAATTTGTTTTTGTAAGTTTCATAATTATTACCTCTCTTTCTTTTGTAACTACATTATACCACAAAATACGAATCTTGCAATATCGGACTTTTGCACAAAATTAAGCAATGGAATTTGTATAGTTTTTTATAATCTGGCCGACCTCGTTGTCACTATAAAATTTATCGTACATAGTGAACGCGGTATATATTTTCGGTATGTGTCGAATATTCGATACACAAAAACCGCGCTCCGAGTATTCTCCGAATACAAGATCACTATTATTTTTTATCGGGGTCGTTTTTTTATGAAAAAATAAACACGGCATGGCGTTGGATCGCCTTATAATATCACATTGGATCATCTCTTCATCAAACAGTATAAAAAAGCTATATATAATATCTTCTTTTTTATATTCGTAATGCATTAGCGGAAAACGGCCAAAGTCCCACTCGCCGGAGGTTATCATACTGCTTGAATCATCGAAACAGAAATAAACGTCGGATTTTTTCCCGTGTTTGGTAGGATTGCAGTATTCAACGGCTACGATATTTTTGTGTTGGCCGTAGCTGTATACGTCTATAGTGCCCTGTTTCATCTGCTTAATGTGAGTTAATCCCATATTACCGAAATATGGCGAATATTTATTTACAGTGTTTCCGAGCATAAAAATTGTTACGTCGTTTCGATCTCTTATAATTGTACTTAGCACGCTCTGGAATCGGCTCCATTCATCGCGAAAACAAGTTTCCTGTGTCAAAAACTCTTCAAATAAAATTGTTCTTACTCCGGGATATGAGAGTGATTTATATGTTTCCGGTGTAGATAGGCCGAATAAATGGCCAAACGGTTTTTCAGATCGTACAATTTCGCCCTTTTCATTTGATTTTTCAAAATACAGCTTGCCACTGTATTGCCTCACATAGTCCCATGCACCATTTGTAATGTTGACGATCTCGTTATTATATACCAAGGCAGAGAAGGCGTCTTGCGCCTTCCTGCCTGTTAAGTCATCATTCCACCGCCTTATGTAGGCAAGCTCAGATCCGTTTTTCCAATACTGCTCTAAAGCGTATTTTAATACGGCATAGCTTTTTCCGTTAGATCGTTCACCAATGATCATATTATATTTACAATTCTTTTCGAGAATATTTTTAAGAGAGTAATATTTCATAAAATCACCCCTGTTTTTAATAGTCTTTCGATCTCTTCCTTTTCATCGCCGAGACAGTTTACATAATCAAGGTGAACGTCGGCAATCTCTGTATACCCGGAGAAGTCGCCAACTACACCGCCCACAACGCACGGATAGCCAAAATGCGCGTCATAATTGATAGGATATAATGTGACTGGCCTATTAATTTCAATAAACGGCGTGCGAATACCCATAAATCCATAATTCCCGGAGCTCATTTTATACGAGTATTGCGGACTTGAAGTTAAAGCGTCAATGCCTCTCGTTACGCCTCTTGTTATAAGGGCAGCTGAAAAACCTGCTCCGCCAGTGGCCGCGGAGACAACTCCGCCCGCTGTCGTTGCAATCGCTCCGAGTATGGCCTTAATACGGTTATCGTAACTTGCTGACGATAAAGGGATCGAGAATATACAATTTCCCTCTTTTTGATATATTACATTCTTTAACGGTATTCCGTCAGGTGAATTTTCTGCGCTTCGTGTTAGCTGGATTTTCGCCAAAACTTCACCGGTTAGGCAATTACACTCATATGTTAATTTTATGTCAGAGCCGATGCACTGCTTCGGGTCTAAATCTACAGATCCGCAAAATGGCAAATACACTGATAGTTTTGTAGCCGAGTAGTCAAGAAAATTACCAAAGTAGGGGTCGATATGTATAGTGCCACATTCTATAGTCTCATTTATTTTTTTAAGATATGCGGACGGTATATCCCCGACCTTCGCCCCCGCGACGTAAACGTCAGAGGCGCTTCCTTCATCGGTAGGCTGAAACGGCACAAGGTGCAACGAGATTATAGCCTCTCGTGGGTCATTATACAGTCGTTTTACTTTGTCGATAAAGGTTGTACTCCACAAATTAGAAGATATATCTTTTAACGCGGTCACTGTAGGATTATATAACGTTACAATATCGCACGTCAATGCTGTGTTAATGGAGGGTTGCTCTGGCGTTACGTCAGAAGTGTTATTGTTATTTATGTTAGTATACCATTGTTTATTATAGGGCTGTCCCTTCGACTTATAATCCGTAACACTTCCACCAGCGGAAATTGCACTTATATCGTTAGATACTTGAATATTTAGTGCATTCTGCCAACGATCACGCAACTGCACCAATTCAACGCACGGCAAAGCCCACTTCGGATTTATATTTCCGTTAGATTCGCTCTCACCCAATACAATATTAAAATTAGTCTGTCCCTGTTTAATAGTAGTTGAAGCTGAGGGGTTTATCTGGTATCTAAAATAGCGTGTTGTTTCGCTTGCCGTTAATGAGGTTGTACTTGCATACCATGTGTCCCAGCCTGTACCTCTAAACAGATCACATATAGCCGTATATGATAAACCGTTATTACGCGTGACAACACCGAATCCGTACGGCTTATAATTTCGTTTTATTCGGTTAGGCGTTCCCGTATAGATAGAAGGTCGATTTGATCCCAGATCGGGTATAACATAATCTCTCATAAAAGTAGGCAAAGAGTTTTTTTCGTATACTTTATAATATATCGGGTTATTAACAATATTATAAAACTCTTCATTCCCGATGTCTGATGTAGGCTTACCGATCTGTACCGCGATACAATTAAGCTCCGAGTGGGATCGCAAATACTCCCATAATTTAATATAAGGAAGATATAGACAAGCATTATCGCCCAAAGTAGCATATGAAATTCCGGTATCCTTAGTATATACAAGACTATTGTCTGTATTCGGCATAGGTGATAACGTACCAGTCGCGTAATAAATACCGGGATAATAATTACCACTCTCTTCCCATCCGTAGCTAAATAAACTTTTTTTGTTGCTATAATCGTATAAGTTTCTTATATTATATAATAGGGTTAGCTCAGCTATTTCTGTTCTTGTTAGACTTGCAATTGATGAAGGCACATAACTATTAACACTCATACGTCTATGACCGTCCCTTCCTTACCGCCCGCAACGGCAAATATAATCTGATCATTATCAAAAGTTTTTGAAAAATTAATAATCTGAGTTTGTGCGTTTGCAGAGAGCGGGGCTTTTTCATCTGTTATTAATGGGGTTTGTCTATATTGATTCCGAGCACAAACACAAGGGCACGCCTTTATCTGATCTTTATATGTAAATAATACATCAACATGCGCATGTATTTCCCATAAATTACTCGCAATATGCACAATATCATTAACAAAATAATACCGTGAAAAATCCTTGATCCAGATATAATTAAATTCCGGAAATAACGTTCCCCAGACTTCATTTTCTGTCGTCTCAAACGTAATAACGGGGTTTATAATATCGCAACTTTCCCGGAGCTGTCCGAGGAAAATTCGCTTTTGTATAAGATATTTATTTATATTGTTTCGGTCTGTCGTGGTGGTATATGCGATTATCTCCAAAAAAATCACTCCCTTTTTGTGAAAAACGCCCGTAGAAACCCACGGGCGTTTATGATATAATATATATTAGTTAAGCTATAAAGAATACAATAAAATTCTCGTTGAAATCGTTCCAATAGCCGGCGTCATATTTATACCAGTTATTATAAAATTCGCCTTTCGGATTCCAATTGGAAGTCGTTCTTCGGTCTGTATTAGATACGCCGAGCGCGTCATGATCGAACATGACACAAAGTATACCGCTTGCAGTTACCTCATGATTTTCGGACGTGTTAACGTGAATTTTAGAAATCGAGTCAAACCTATAGTCTGTTCCTGATCCCTGCCAATATGAAACTTTTTCATGCATAGGTAATGCAGTGAGTTTATCATGGAAGGTCGAACTCTGGAGATACATATCGGCTGCACTTTCAAAATCAGACAGCATAACGCAGTGAAGTAAATCCTTAGAAGTAAAACGATCTTTACCTCCCATATTAAACAGCGTTGAAATATTCTGTAATCTGTCTATATAGTTTGACATTGTCATGCTTGCATATCTGATAAAGTCTTTATCAGTCATAGCCTTATCCGCCGTCAGAGTCTGATTAAAATGCTGATTATAAAGGTAAAGAAGATTTACCGCGCGTACGCCCGACTTTGTAGAAAGATCAGCGCCTTTGTACTCGTTATAAATCGTCTCACCGATGAAATTGTTTATTGTACGGAGTATAAGAGAATCAATCTTAATAGAAAGCGATCTGTCCACCATTGAATAAATCATGCTGATGAACTGATTCAACTGTGTAGGATTCGAGAATGCGCTTTTAACCTGTCGATCAGAGATCGAAATCGGAATTTCAAACGTGATTCGGTTCTGATAGAATTTTACAGAAACGGTTGACTTATAGAAAATATTGGGGTCATAGCTTGCATTTTCCTGTAACTTCCATGTCTCATTCTCCTCCGCGTCGGGTAAGTCCATCGTGATTTTTTCACAAGCTGCCCCAAACTCCCAGCCGTCACGGAGGACGGAGGGCAAGCTTGCCGAATAGGGACGATTAACAAAAATTACTTTCCCGATATGATCGACAAGAGATCTGACAAAATTGTCGGCGCTTGATACATTAAAAAGCTCTGTTCCAACGTCAACGACATTACTTAAATCCTCCGCGATTAGATCATTTTTACCTAAAACTTCGCTTGTAACCTTATTCATAAGGTCATAAATCTGAGATACTTTCATTTATAAATCACTCCTTATTTTTTTTTAGATACGGTCATGGTATAACTATACATACGGACTCCCGCTTCCTGAATACTAACGTCAAATTCATATATAATATTAGCCCTATCAAATACAGCTGTAAAATGAGAAAGTAAATATGTATTAACATATCCTTGCGTGATGTCCATTCCCGTCAGGGGGTCGGGTGTAAGCCATATCATAGAGGGGTTATCGGCTAAATCGCCGATAGGATCGTGCAACTGTAAATATAATGTATCTAACAAGCTACTACAATTCCATACAGCATTAGAGATCGCGCCCGTTCTCAATGTTATATTATTTCCAACCTGTAACGATCTTATCTGATCCATTTCATCTGATGTTAAATCGCCCAGATAAATTATATTATTATGCTCATAGCATTCTGTTTTAAACTCGTTTAACTGTGATCTGATTATTCCTGTCGTCTCGTCGGCATACGTTTGTGCTCCCGATAAAACATTTTCGCCCACTGTATCTGTGTATTCCTTAGCACTTTTTAAAGTTGCTTTATCACCGTCCGCTATCTTTTTATCAATCTGATCAAGATAATAATAGCGGTATAAAGCTTCATTTTCCATTATAACAAGGTCAACGCACTTTGTGCTTGTTGCAATAATGGTTAAAAATATGTAATTCTGTGCGTTCACCTCTACAGTAGTACAAAAATCATTAAGTACCTTACCGCCGTATTTAAGGCCGGAAATTAAAATGCTTTTACCGTCTGAGTTTATAATATCATCTCTGATAACGTCCCAGCGGGTCACTTCCTCAATCGCTTTATTCTTAAAGTCGATTATCTTGTATCCGCCCTCACGCATTCGTCACCAACTCCAATTTATATTTATTTCCCGTTGACTTAGTCAATGTAAATACTTTACCGTATACACTACCAACAAGCACTCCACCGGTTGTGCGACTTACTACGACGTTAGTAGCAGTCTTTTTAGTCTCACTCATAGATGAGTCTACAACTGATCGCATAACAAGAATCGCAGAGCCGTTCTTAGACTCTATTAATGCCGGGACACCCGCCGGGAATGTATATTCCGAATTATTCGTCAGTGTAACATCAACCGGTATAATATACATCGGCGCATCCTCGTGCAATTCAGATATTACACCCTTAGTATTAACAAAAATGCTGATACTGTCATAACGGAATTTAAGAAAATCGCCGTCATACTTGACATTAGTGTAAAAATCCTTAATAAGTGTACCGTTTCGGGTGAATCCGCTGATTAATACGGGTTTTGAAGATGTATATGCTACCTGTAGCAATTCATATAAACCGGGATTCTCTCCGGTCTCGTTTACACCCTCCATATTGACAATAATATAACCGCCCTCTTTTGACATAAAAATCACTCCTTTAATATATTTTTATTGTAAAATATTCTTTGCACATCTGTACAAGAATATCATAATAGTTACGGCGCGCCCATAATACAATATTTTCCTCGACAAGCTGCGCCGGGCTCTGTGTATATCTTAAAATCGTTCGTACTGTATCGCGCGATATTGTTGAATCTTTCCCCTCTGATAAATGATTATCAGACTTAAAATCAATATTATTATTTACAGTGTTTGTCTGTTCTGCTGTTGTCTGTGTCCCCGTTTTGGTGTGCCCGACAGCAGTCGGCGAATTAAACCCGTACAAATTGTCTGATTGTGCGCCTGTATCTGCTTTAACGACCTTGTCCGTTCCCTTACTTTCCGTTCCAGTCGTGAGACTTTCTGATTTCGTGGTCTTATCAATTCTGTCTATATCCTCGCTTTCGTTGTGTGTTTCTTTATAGTCCGATAGCGTATCATATCTAAGATTAAATAACGTATTTAGTCTGATTATTTGATCTGCATAATGAAGTGCAAAGTCTTTTACAACTGATTCTGACGTATAAACATCATCTATAACGGGAAATAATAACGAATTAACACGCCTCATACCTATTTTTGATAATGTTAACCGATCTAACATATCGGCCGTTGGTGTATCATAATTATGAATCAGAGTTTGCCATATTGTCTCCCTGTTCCATATTCCCGGGTGGATCACTTTGTCCGGGTAAAACATCTCTCTGATCGTTTTCGCGTAGCTGTTTCCATGGTTCTCCAAGCTCAACACTCCAATCTTTATTAAACATTTTATTTACCTTTTCGACGCTCTTTTTACGTTCTGTAAGCATATTTCCTACCAACGGTATTAACACATCAGTATTAAGATCTGCTTCACGTGAAACAATACTTTCACGTTTCATATTATAGTTAGCATTGAGCCCTATATCATGAAAAAACGTAGCGCGTGTGTACTGATTATATTCAATTAAAGCCTTAAGCGTTTCGCCTCCGGACGGGTACGGGTGTACTTTTATACCTTCCAAAAAATCGGGATCAGCGATCGTCGCGAGTTTACCTCTCATCAGATCATCAATATATGACTGTGCAGATAATAGGGATTTATCGTCCGAGGCTGATATAATTAACTGCGCTCTCTGCAAAATAGCGACAATATCAAGCGTTTTTTCGTTCTCCGTGATACGTTTTGCATATCGTTCAAACATAGGGAATAAAGAGTTATACTCATGCGTATTTCTGAATAAAATACAGTCCTTATCAATAGTAAATGTTTTATTGAGTTTTAAAGCCGGATTCGCTACGATATACTTTGTAGGTTCATAATACGCGTTGGGCTCTCCGCCATATCCTCCAAAAAATGGGTATAATTTACCTTCATGTTCGGCGACTATCGCGTTACCGCCGATCTGATTAAAAAGCTCCAACATATCAAAGCGAAAATTATCATCGCCTTTATAAACAAACATAGATTGAGTAATTGAAAATAACTGTCTTATTAAATAATTTTCATATTTACTGCAATCTAACGCTTTATATTTATTTATCATATTTATTCACCTCCTCCCAATTTTTGAAATGCGGACAATTTACATAATTATAACTACAACAGTACCCAGCTACAAAAGGTTTATTATACTCATATGTAAGTCTACAACATTCGCAATAAATTCTGTATCCTTGTTTTATAGTCCGTTGTTTAATAAACAATGGGCAGATAAAAAGACATTCATTTATAACTTTTTTATCTTTCTTACTCATATATACATAATAACATAATATCAAATAAAAGTCAATACCAAAATTAAAATATTTAACATAGTATTGCATACTACATGGCACAATGTTACATGCTATGTAATACATCACATTAATATGCGAAACAATATCATATGCAACTTGACTTGGCACGCATGCCAAGTATCACGGGCATTTTTTTTTTTACATTTTTTGGCATTTGTGATAGCGTCGGGTAGC